AAAATAATTATAAATCTTTTACCTACCAATCCTTAGTTTATCAATTAGCTACTGGTAATGAGTTTCACTATGGAGTAAAAGGTATAGGCTCTAATCATTTTACAGAGCGTTATAATTTAGCCCCTCAATATATTACTCCAAAAGTTAAAGAAGTTTTAACAGGTCCACAAGCTACATCATATAAATATAATTATAATGGTACTGATTATAATCTAGATATTGAAGAGGTTATGCACCTTTCTAAATTTAATCCTGATCCTGCTAGTAGTAATCCAGTAATGGGGTTAAGTCCTTTAGCTGCTGCTTATAGAACATTGGTAGCAAGTAATGAAACAATAACAGCCGATGCAAGTTTAATAAAAAATAAAGGTGCTTTTGGTATTATATCATCTAAGGGAGATAGAGCAATAACTCCAGAAGAAGCAAAAGAGTTTGATAAAGCAATGAAAAGTAAAATAGGTGGAGGTGCTAAGTATGGATCTTTTCCTATAACAAATGGCAATTTTGATTTTATTAAGTTGGCTATGTCTCCACAAGATTTGCAAATATTAGAGAATGGAGTTATGAAACTTAGAGATTTATGTTCTGTTTACGGTGTAAGTTCTCGAATGTTTAACGATCCTAATGGAGTTGCTTTAAATAATGTAAAAGAAGATTCTAAAAGATTTTATTTACAGGGAGTTTTACCACCTTTAGAAAATGAATTAGATCACTTTAATAAGTTCTTTGTTCCATCATGGAATGATAGAGACAATACTAGATATAGAGTAAGAGTAAATAGAGATAGTATTGAGCCTTTACAAGTAGATCAAGATGTAGAGATGTTAAAGTCAGAAAGAAAATCTAAAATAATTATTAGCATATTAAGTGGAATTAGTGAGGGTAAATGGACTAAAGAAAGTGCTATAATTCAATTAATGGACACCTTACATATTGATGAGCAAATGGCAATTAACTTAGTTGGTGAGACACCAGAAACAAATATTAATACAAATGAATAAAACTATCCAACAAAAACTAGCAACTCATTTTGGAGTTAAAAGTGTAGAGGGTTCTAGTTCTATTAAAGAAATTAACTACGAACGTAGGACTGTTGAATTTATAGCTAATACATATTTTTTTATTGATAGTGATCAAGATATGTTAGTTAAGGGTTGTTGTCTTAAATCAATAAATGATAGAGGACCAGAGTCAAGAGCAGTAGCAAAAATTAAACATCAAACAGATCATAATTTAGATGTCACTAATGTAGTAGGTAGAATTGATACTTTAGAAGAAACTAATATAGGAGGTAGAGATGTTTTATATTGTGCTTCTTACATTCCAGAAAACAAGAAAGGAGATGAAAATTTATCTAATTATCAAGAAGGGTTATATGATAATCATTCAATAGGATTTAGATATAAAAATATTATAAGAGCTGCACAAGATAGTCCTGAACAAATGGAGAGAGAGGCATGGGATGAGTTTTATCCTTTGGCTATTAATCCAGAAAAGGCAGATGAGTTAGGATATTTCTGGGTAATTAAAGAAATAGAATTGTTTGAAATTAGTGTAGTATCATTTGGAGCAAACAAATTAACTCCTTATTTAGGTTCTAAATCTAAGGATAAGAATAAAAAAATTAAGAAAAATCTATTCGAGAGATTAGATAATTTAAACGTACAACTTAAATCGCTATCGGAAAGCAAAAACCAACGTGGATTAATCAACATGGAAGTATTGCAAATGAAGCAAATAATTACCGATTTGAAATTAATCGAGCCATCTAAAAAAGATACTGATTTGAATCAGCCATCTAATAAAGATACCGAAGAAGACAAATCAAAAACAATTAATATAATTACTAACCTTTCAAAAAATTATAAAAAATGAAAGAATTTAAAGTAAAGTCTTCTGAGGAAATAGCAAAGCTAAACGAGGAAGATAATGCTAAGTATTTTGCTGGTTTATTAGATTGGCAAACTAAAAGCATTCAAGAATTAACAGAAGCTAAGAAGAGCGAAGAAGCTAACAAAGCTGAGTTAGAAAAGCAAATCAATGATTTGACTAATGCACAATTAAAGACTATGAAGAGCCAACTAGATACTATGGGAACGGCTTTTGCTAAGTTAAATAAAGAATTAGAAGCAAAGCATGAAGATAAACCTTTATCTTTTAAAGCTGCTATCTATAAATCTTTAATTGATAACAAAGAAAGAATTGATAGTTTTTTAGATGCTAAATCTGGAAGATTACAATTAAGTATTAAAGCAACTCAAAACGCAAGTGATATAGATGCAGGTACTGACTATGCTCAAATTGAAGATGGCATAGGTCAAATTGCTACACGTAGAACATTCATGCGTGATTTATTTGCTAATAGAACTATTGATAGAGAGTATTTAAAATACAATGATCAAGAAACTATTGTAAGAGATGCGAAAAATGTAGCGGGTTGTGCTGCTTCAACTCATAACTCTAAGATTACTTGGAAAGTTTCTACTATGCAAGTTCAGAAAGTGCGTGATTACGTGGATGTTTGTATTGACATGATGGAAGATTATGCTTATGTAGAATCAGAGATTCGTGATTTAGTAGATACAGATGTGAGGTTGCAAGTAGATTCACAGTTATTACTAGGTGATAATGTGGCTCCTAACTTAAACTCTATTGATGCGGTTTCAAGTACATTTGCTGCGGGTAGTTATGCTGCTACAGTTCAAACACCTACTTTAGTAGATTTAATATTTGTTGCTGCAAGTCAAATAGCAGACTTCGGATTAAACAATAAATTTGTTGCAAACGTAGTTTTATTAAATCCTATTGATGTTACAAAGATGAAGTTAGAAAAAGATGCAGATAACAATTATTTGCTTCCTAATTTTATTACTGCTAATGGAATGAACATTGGAACAGTTAGAATAATTGAAAATCAATTAGTTCCTGAAAATGAAATGTACATTTTTGATAGTACTAAAGGAGTGGTATATTCTCGTAAAGGTGTAACAGTTGATTTCTCTTTTGAAAATACTGATAACTTTGAAAAGGAATTAGTAACTGTTAAGGCTTATGAGCGTTTAAACTTTAGAGTAAGAAACGTTGATGCAAATGCGTTTATGCACGTTGCAGATGTTGCAGCAGCAATTACGGCTATTACTAAACCATAATATCCTAATAAACTAATGAACCTCGCTATGAAAGTAGCGAGGTTTTGATGGTAAAAGCCTATAGTTATGCCTGAGTTAAAATTTTTAAAAGACCACCCTAGCAGAAGATTCAAGAAAGGAGATGTAATTAATATGCCTAAAGAAAGTGTTAACGCTTGGTTAATTTCTGGTTATGCAATATTAAAGGACACTTTAGAAGATTCAGAGTTGGGAAAGGAAAAAACCTCTTCTTTGATTGGTGGAGAGGTTTCAAAGAAAAAATTAAAAAAACAATCGAAATTTGGAAAACGTAAAAAGAAGAAATGAGTTTTTATATTCAAATATCAGATTTTAAAGGTCAATCAGAAACGGCTAAAGATATATTTACTACGAATGATTTACAGGATTATATTGATAAGTTTGAGGTTAGATACTTACAGGATTTATTAGGTTGTGAACTTTATGAAGAGTTTGCTATTGATTTTGCAATAACTGGAGTATTGCCTACAGATCCAAAGTTTCAATTAATATGGAATCCATTTTGTAAAGATGATAATTGTGGAATTATAAGAAGTGAGGGCATAAAAGAAATGTTATCATTATTTATTTACTTTGAGTATTTAAGGGACCAACCTGTTAAAAATAATATTGGAGGTCCTCAATTAAATGATCAGGCAAATTCCACAGCAGCAACACCAACGCAAACTAATATATTCACTAACTATAATGAGGCTTTGGAGTCTTATTGGGCTATTCAATGGATTATTTGCGACAATACAGATAGTTATGATTGGGATAAATATAATGGACAATGTAAAGAATTAATAAGTTTGATATGAGTAAGCCAGTAGTAATAGAGTTTAATTTTTCAGATGGTACATCACATAATGCTTTTGTTTCTGAAATTTCAGATGCAATAGAAATATGTTATAATTATAATTGGAGTTTAGCACCTAACTCTATTGGATTAGATGCAGACCCTACTTATACTATTGAAGTATCTAATAATAATAGTGATTGGTCTGCTTATGAAGATCCAACTGTTGACGCTGCAATAGATCAGGGGTTTGATGATATTCATTTTGCATGGTTGTATGTAAGGGTAAATTATAATGCCGTAGCAAATACTACGGGTACTGTTGAATTTAAGTTAGTGTTTAAATCATGAAGCCTATAATACATTTAGATAGACATGGTTCGGGTGGTGGTGGTACTGGTACTGGATGGAATGGTCAAGTTGAATTTAGAGCAGACTTACCT